CCCGACAAACCGTTGTCGTGCGGAGCAAAGGTGTGGATCGAAACAAACGCAGACGTAGTCTGCGACGGCGAAAAGGTATGACATATGACACGTCGGATGACGGGGAGTTTACGGCTGTTTGGCACGACAATGTCGTGGAGTTTCCCAAACTTAATGAAATCGACAAGCAATTTGTCGAACTTGAAAAACAACGCGAAGAAATCGAGCGACAAAGAAAGCACATCAAGGAGCAGGCCAATGAGAAAGCTGACTGAAATCATAATTCACTGCACTGCGACTAGGCCGTCTTGGTATGAAGACAAGCCAGTCGAAGACGCTGTCAAAGAGTTGACGCGCTGGCATGTGGAGGACCGGGGCTGGAAAAATTGTGGATACCATTTCGCCATCAATCGTAAAGGCGACGTCGGGTCAGCTCGGCCTATCGGTCATAGTGGAGCGCATTGCCGTGGTCGCAACAAACATTCTATTGGCGTGACACTTTTGGGGGGACGTGGCGGCGAGGCTCACGACATCTTCAAGGATAACTTTACTGCTGAGCAAGACGTCGCGCTGCGCAATTTAATCGCAGACCTAAAGGAAAAACATCCAACGATCACTACTGTCTCAGGGCATAACGAATGGTCGAACAAGGCATGTCCCTGTTTCGACGTCGAAGACTGGCTGATAGGAGAATAAAATGACAGATAAACAACCCAAGAAAGCTAAAGTGCCGAAGGTAAGCGCCAATACAATGGACCGCCTTAACGGGATGAAGGGTGTGCAAGAATGGTCAAAGAAAAGAACGACCACTGAACCGATACCTTCGACGGTCAGCAAAGAAGCGGCGGCAATCATCCGCAAGATACAAGCTCGCAACATACGCGATAAGGGCTAAGTCGTGGAGCCTATATCAGTCGCAGTCGCAGCGTTCGCTGCGATTAAGTCTGGTGTAAAACTGGGCAAGGATGCCCATTCGATGATGGGCGACATCGGAAAAATGTGGGGGGCCATCGACGAAGTCAGGGATGGTCACAAAAAAAAGCGGAAGCGGTCTGGCAAGTCCGTCAACGAAGAGGCGCTTGAAACTTACGCAGCTCAGCAGAAATGCAACGACCTAGAAATAGAATTAAAGAAAGCTGTGATCGCCAGCCGAGGATTTTATGCGTGGGATGCTCTCCTTAAAGTGAGGGGCGAGATTAAAAAGAAAAGAAAACTAGAAGAAGAACGACGGCGAGAAGAACTGCAAAACAAAATAGAGATGACATGCGCTGTCGCCCTCTTCGCCCTCTTAATCGCGGGTATGTTCACGGGTGTCTGGCTGTGGTTGGGCTAGTGGTGTGGGTCAGCGATTAAAACAATATCTTTGACCCAACTGCGTCCTCGGCCAACCCACCTAATAACATTACACCTTTTGCTTGCCAGCGGCAAGAAAGTCTAACGCTTTATGCAGCGAATTATCGCCGGGATTTTTAATCACCATGTCGACGTCGTAGTCGTATTGCTCGCTGCTATGATTGGCGGCGGTTCCTGTCGAGTGGCTGTCCGGTGGTGACACTCGCACTACTATCCCGCCCATCGACTTGACCCTCTCCGCTTCGTTCTGAAAGCGACAGTCGTCTGTCACGACTGGCTGGGTCAGCAGAAGTTGATCGGCCCGATGTTGCCACACGTTGCCCCATAACCGCTCGCTGATTAGGTCGCGTCCCCATTCCGTTCCAAGTGTTTGCATCGCCCATCGTGGTGTTCTCCCGTCAAGTATGTCACAAGGCTGCTCTTTAAGCGCACCCTCAAGGTGTTCGTCGGTCAAGCCCATCTCTTTGAGCATACGTTTTAACGGACCAGCAAACTTGATCTTAGTATACCCATAAAAGTTACATAAGTAATCCGCGCATACCGATTTGCCGCTGCCTATCGGCCCGACGAAGGCAATCAATCTATGCTTCTGCATCAATGATTTCCTTTTGAAGGTCAGCAATGTCCCGTCGTATATACTTCAGCTTGTCATAAGCCTTGCGCCTATCGGACAGCTCAGTCTCTTCATTGATTGGCCTGTCGTTGCCATAAGCAATCATCCATTCCAAATCTTCAATGCGAGTTTTGACGCTCGACGCAAGGAACTTCAGCTCAACAATTTTTTTCTTTTTTTCTTTGATCTTCATGTCGGCCTCGGCTCAAATTTTATCCAATCAGTACACATCATAGCGTCGCACTTTTTGCAGTGCAGTACGCCGTCGTTATCTGCGTAGCTGTTGCCGCACGTCCTGACCGACTTCTCTTCTGGCTCAGTGCCAGACCAGCAAGCGTCTCGCTTAAAGCAACCTCGACAACGCCAATCACTTTCGTCTGAGGCGACCCGCTGTACTCTGTTGTTCAGCACGTCTTCGATCTTAGTCGTGAGGTACGCCCAACGAAAGTCGTCGAAGTCTACATACTCATGATGATACGCNGAGTTGTTTTTGTTGTACGCGACGATCACAAACCGCTGGATGTTAGACAGCCCCATCATAGCTTGCATCTGGTCGTAGTAGCTTGGGTGCGATCCCTTCACACCCTTCTTAATAAACTCGGCGTGCTTGGCCATGTTCATAGATTTTATCTCGACGCCAATAAGCTCACCGTCGACTTCCATCAGGCCGTCTGCGTTGCCCATGACCAGCCCACCATAGCCGGTCCATCTCCACTGCTTACCTGTCAGCGGGTCAGTTTCCATGACGTAGACGCCAGCTTTACGCATGTCTTTTACGACGTCGTATTCGATTTTGTGGCCGTCACGAAAAATTCTTTTGAGCTGTGGTTCGGGAGCCGTGTCGGGGTAGCCACGATAGCTAAAGGCAATGGACGCCAAACACTGCTGGCCNATGCCNGANGCACCNATGTATTGTCTTGGCTTGCCACGTTTTTCTTCGCGGTATGCTTCAGTTATCAGACTTGTTATGTCTGGACACNNTGTCCATTTGTCCATTTGCCTTGTCCATTTGTCTATTTAAAAAAGGGGGTGAGCTACCAAAGTTCGGGCGCTGAGACGATCTACGTCTGGCATACCCACAGGCTCTCACCCCCAGTTCGACAATCCATTTAGGGAGGATTAAAATGGAATGTCGTCATCCAACGGCGGGGCCACAGCAGGTGCTTGGGCGCTGTGTGGCGTGACCGATGGGGAAGTCGAGGGGACGAAGCCCTTTGGATCAAAGAAGCCTTTGACCTTTGAGCCAGTTCGCGTCTCGCCGTCTTTGATGTAGCTCTCCGACACGACTAGCACGCCTGTCTTCAAGCCNTTGATGCTNGNNATGCCATGCTTTCCGATATTGTCTGGGTCTNNGTGACCGCCNAATGTNAGNAGAGCTTTAAGCTGCTCACGNCCAATGCGNGTNGCAANTTTCAGACGCAGGGATATGTATATTGAGATAGGCCTTGATGCTGCCCATGTCATTGTTGTCGTTTAGCTCGACCTCAATGTATTTGCCTCCAGACTTAGTGTCGCTCAGCGCAGCATTTCTTGCTGTGCAGACGTAGCGTCCAGCTCGTAGCATAGTCGAAGCGCCTGACGCTTGGACGCCGCCTAGATTTAGTTTGTCGAATGAAAAGCTCATGCTGTTTCCTTGGTTTCAAGTTTCTTAAATTCCGCATCGGACATTGCCATCTTCTTGAACAAGTCGACCACGTTTCCTGTAGTCTCAACGGGAGCAAGACGCCGCTTCTCGTCACGGACCTTGCCCTTCCAGCCCTTCACGTCGTCCGTAATTATGTAGCGAATGACTTGCTGGTTTCCTTGGTCGCCAGCCGTGGCACGCACGCCAGCAAATACATTGTCAAAAATCCCCGGCAGTGCTTGCTGCACCGCCTTGCCATCCAGAAATGGCCAGTGTTCTGTGTTGCCGTTCTCGTCTTGGCTTTCTTTTGCAAGTGCCGTGACAAGAAAGTGCAGCGGCATATCTCTGATGGCCTTGCACGCACCGATTAAATTGGCGCTGTGCTTAGCCCACGCTTCAAAGCCGTTGGCGTTTTTTTTACCTTGGCGCTGGGCCTCTTCGTCTGCGTCTTGCTGTGCAGATTTCAGTGAGTGAGAGGACAGTTCCGTGAGGCTGTCGATCCCCACCCACTTATAATCCTTCGCCTTGAACTCTGGCGTTTTCATCCAGCGAAATATATCTACGAACGAGTAGTCACCAGACGTCGGGTCCGACTTACCCTTCCACGAATTGAAAGGTAAGAAGTCTATGTTGGCCGAGCGAATAGACGACAGGCCGCTCTCACCAGATATGATGAAACCCTTGCCGTAATAATCCTGCAAGTATTTAAACTGCGTAGTTTTTCCATAGCCATGAGGCGCGAAGAACAACGACTTCTGAAAGCTAGTCGTCTCGTCTTTTGTGTTCTGTGGGCTAAACATTAGACACCTCAATCACCTTAACTTTCGCTGGACCCGGCGTGCGCGTGAGTGCTGGCATAAGTATCGCCTTGTCTGCGTCTTCAAGGTTCTGGAAAAGACGCTTGCTAACCGTCAGCTTTTTCTTGACGTGGTCGGGCAGAATGTCGCTGGTTGCGAATACGTCTTCTAGGTATTCAGCATCCCACGTCCACCGCTCAACACGATTGCAAGTGACTGTCATGCCAGACACGTCGATTGCTTGTTCACCCGCCATGACGGGGAACTCGGCGCTAATGGTTTCTAGTAAACTAGAGTGTCTTTCTTGTAGTTTTTCCAGCGTCTCCGACACGTTCTTATATTCTGCGACGGCGGCGACCAGAGCTGGGCTGGCGTTGTTAATCCCCTTGGACGGGGCGGTATCCCAATCGGACATTGAAGTCTCCTATAGAAGTTGAAGTAAGTCCCCCATTGTTATCTGTAAA